ATTACCAACAAGTACAACATGAACCGGGCACAGAGACGCCAGGAAGGTAAGAAAAATAAGTATGGCAAGAACGGAGCAGTAGTAACGCCAATCGGTAATGCGAGTGGGCGTGATAATTCATGAACCACAACATGCTTGTAGACTATCTCCCGGAAACAGTAGAGATTGAAGGTACGGAGTATGCGATAGAAACAAACTTCCGTACCTTCATTCTGTTTGAAATGATGATGCAGGACCCGGATCTTTCGGACGCTGAGAAAGCAAGGCAAGGTCTGGAACTGGTATATCCGGAGATTCCGGAGAATCTGGATGCTGCGGTGGATGGGTTGTTGTGGTTCTATGCCGGTGGTAAACGATGGCGTGAGAAGAGAGCCGGAGCAGTAGAAGGAACGACGGGAGTGCAAAGGATTTATTCTTTTGAGCATGACGATGATTACATCTATTCGGCGTTTCTGACGCAGTATCACATAGACCTACAGGATATTGAATATCTGCACTGGTGGAAGTTTAAGGCTTTACTAAGAACGCTGTCCTCTGACCTGGAGTTCAGTAAGATTATGGAGTATCGAAGCGTAGACATTGATGCGACCATGACGAAGGAGCAGAGAGACTTCTACCGCAGGAAGAAAGAACTGTATGCTTTACCGTTGCCTGCTGATGAGGAAGAGAAGGTAGATGCAATAGCAGAAGCCCTCATGAATGGCGGCGACCTTACGGGACTGCTGTAGGAGGTGACTGGCTATTGAAGATGTAAAGAAGAAAATGATACGGGTGGAATGCCCGGAGTGTAAATATAAAATGCCGTTGTTTTTTGAAGAGACGGCGGAGTGTTCGGGCGTGATGGTCTCCTGTAAAGGGAGAAATTGTCATGCCCGTTTTGAATTAAAAATCAAAGACGGAAAACAAATCAAGTAGTGCCATTATGAGCCGATGATTGAGCCGAAGAATTGAGGTGAGAACATGGGCTATGATGGTACGCTGAAATTTGACACCAGCATAGATAGTTCCGGTTTCCAGAGCGGACTAAGCAAATTATCTGGAATGGCGAGCGGAGCGATTAAGGCTACCACTACTATTCTGGCCGGTGCCGCAACAGCGGTAGCCGGTATTGGTACGGCTGCAATCAAGGTCGGTTCTGACTTTGAGGCAGGAATGAGTAAGGTCCAGTCAATTTCCGGTGCTTCGGCTACAGAGATTCAGCAGCTTGCTGATAAGGCAAAAGAAATGGGCGCCAAGACGAAGTTCAGTGCCACAGAAAGTGCCGAGGCTTTCCAGTACATGGCGATGGCCGGATGGAAAACCGGAGATATGCTGAACAGTATTGAAGGTATTATGAACCTGGCGGCAGCGTCTGGGGAAGACCTTGCATCGACGAGTGACATTGTTACCGATGCGATGACTGCCTTCGGACTGGCGGCAGACGGAACAACAACCATCATCAAAAACGGGTACTCGAAGGAAGTTTCCAATGCTACACATTTTGCAGATGTGCTGGCAAAGGCAGCATCCAATTCCAATACCAACGTAGGAATGATGGGCGAGACGTTCAAGTACGTTGCCCCCGTAGCCGGAGCCTTAGGATTCAGCGTTGAAGACTGTGCTACGGCAATCGGTCTGATGGCGAACTCCGGAATCAAGGCAAGCCAGGCCGGTACATCTCTACGAAGCATCTTTACGAGAATGGCGAAGCCGACCAAAGAAGTACAGGCGGCTATGGACCAGTTAGGAATCTCACTGACGAACAGTGACGGTTCCATGAAGTCTCTAAAAGAGATTATGAATGACCTGCGTTCTGGATTTGCAGGCCTGACAGAAGCACAGAAAGCACAGCTTGCAGCATCACTCGGCGGCCAGGAGGCTATGAGTGGATTGCTGGCTATCGTGAATGCGTCCGATGAAGACTACCAGAAGTTGACGGATTCTATTTACGATGCGGATGGTGCGGCCAAGGAAATGGCAGACACCATGAATGATAACCTACAGGGAGCAATCACACTCTGCAAGAGTGCATTGGAATCTGTAGGTATTGCCCTGTACGAAGAAGTACAGGAACCGATGAAAGAAACGGTCAAAGTCATTACCAGCATGGTAGAGGATATGAATGAAGCCATGGCGGAAAAAGGATTTGACGGTCTGATTGAGGCGTTTGGAAATTCACTCGCTGAGCTGGCACAGATGGCTATGGAGGCAGCACCTACATTGATAGGGGTTGCAGAGGACCTGGTAGGTACGTTCATAAATGCCATCATGGACCACCAGGAAGAATTTGCAGAGGCCGGAGCAACTGTAGTTGCTGAGCTTGTAAAAGCGATTCTGAATGTTGCCGGGGATATGTGGTCCGCCGGTATTTATTTGTTTACGGAATTTTTGCAGGCATTAAGCGACCATTCCGAGGAGATAGGCCGTTCTTTCGGTGAAATGCTGAGTAAACTTGGCGAGGCGGTACAAGAAAATCTGCCGCTTATCATCCGGGCTGCAAAAGATTTCGTAGCCGGATTCTGCGAGGGGCTGAGTGAAGAATTTCCGGGCGTATCTGCACTGATAGAAGGGTTCCTTAATGGATTCATCGATACGGCAAGTACGATTATCCAGGGAATTGTAGATGTGGTTTCTGACCTGTTCGGTGTGATTGATGGAGCAGACCCGAATGTTCTGGAGGCTGTCGGATATGCAATCGGCGTGATTGCGGCGTCCATAGCAGCTCTGAGCGTTGCAAGTTCCGTTCTGTCCTCCGTAAAATCTCTGTTCAAGGTGCTTGGCACACTGAAAGGCGGAGTTTCCGGACTGGTTGGAGTGATTGGAAAAGTTGTAGAAGGATTCGCACTCTGGAAGGGCGGAGCCGGAACACTGATGGAAGTTCTGGAACTGGAGTTCCCGAAGGTCGCAGGTATTTTCTCCTCTATCGGAGGAGCAGTTCAGAAGGTAATCGGATTCTTTGCAGAGTTCGGTTCGTCAATAGCCGGAATTGGTTCTATCATTGCAGGAGCGATTCTTGCAGTTACCAATTTCGTAGATATGTTTGTAAATGGTTTCAGTGCCATAAAAGAGGTTCTGATGGTAGTCAGTATTGCACTGGCGGCTGTTGGGGCTGTTATCCTTGGAGCACCTGCACTGGTTGCGGCGGCGGTAGCTGGAATTGTAGCTGCGGTAGCAACGGCGATTGTTCTCATCAAGGAACATTGGGACCAGATTGTAGAATTTTTCCAGAGCATACCGGATAAGCTGAGCGAACTTGGTTCGGCTATCGCTGAATGGGGCTCTGGTGTCCTGGATAGCATAGGAGAATTCATTGACTCTGTTGTTGAGTGGTTCTCCGAATTGCCAGGAAAAATCATAGATGCGATTAGCTCACTAGCAGACAGTTTTGCTGAGTGGGGAGCTTCCATGCTGGAAACGGCATCTGAGGTAGTATCGCAGATTATTGATTCGATTGTGCAGTTCTTTACGGACCTGCCATACAAAATCGGTTATGCGATAGGCTTTGTAATTGGTACGCTGATTGAATGGGGAGCAAATGTGATTAACTGGATCACAACGAATGTTCCTCAGATGATAGATAGCATCATTAAGTTTTTCTCTGAATTGCCGGGGAAAATCTGGAACTGGCTGGTAAACACCTACAACAAACTGGTTGAATGGGGAAGTCAGATGCTCCAGAAAGCCGGAGAGATAGCAAGCAACTGTATAGACAACATTGTGAAGTTCTTCTCCGAATTGCCGGGCAAGATTTGGAACTGGCTGACTGATGCCTTTAATAAGCTGGTAACGTGGGGTTCCAACACCCTACAGAAAGCGAAGGAGATAGCTTCTAACACGATAGATGCAATCGTCAATTTCTTCTCCCAGTTGCCAGGAAAAATCTGGACCTGGTTAAGTAATACGCTACAGAAGGTAATCCAGTGGGGTTCCGATATGGTAGCGAAGGGAAGACAGGCAGCATCTGATTTGTGCAGTGCCGTCATAAATGGCGTAGCGAACTTGCCGTCCCAGATGGCGAATGTAGGCTACAACATCGTGATGGGTGTATGGAACGGAATCTGTAATGCGGCCGGTTGGTTCAGACGCCAGGTGCAGAGTTTCTTCTCCGGCATCGTAGACGGTGTTAAGGGAGCATTAGGTATTCACTCCCCGTCCAAAGTCTTTGCAGATGAGATTGGTAAGTGGATTCCGCCTGGTATCGGCGTAGGTATTGAAGCCGAGATGCCAGACCTGTATAAGCAGATGGATGATGAGATGGCCAGTCTTGGAAAGCGGATGCAGACGGCGGTTAATGTGGAAACCGGAAAGATTGCTGTTGATAAGAAGGTCAGCACAACATACAAAGTCGAGAAAGAAAAGCAAGGCGTCTTCGAGAGTGGAGACACAACGGTAGAGATTACCGGAGAGACACACGTTCATGTAGATTTGGACGGTAGGGAAGTTGGAGATACAACAACACCGATTGTCGATGAAAACATGGCAAGAATTGATACACACAAGAAGAGAGGAGGTTAATCATGTCGGGAGTAGGCATTACGTTTGATGAGACGCATTCGTTCCGGGACTGGGGCTTAAGACTCAAGAAGATTGCTATCGGCATACCGAAAGCAAAGACAGAGT